AGCCCGAAACCGTCCATATCGATGAGACACGCGAGCTCAAAGATGAGACGACTTGGGCTTCCCTGCGATACACAATGATGGCGGCGACAAATCCGCAGCTGTGGAGCTATTCCAATGCCGGAGACCAACATTCCCTTGTGCTTAACCAAATCCGTGAGCGCGGAATCGCGGCAGCGGGTGGATCCACCGATGACATTGGATATTTTGAATGGTCGAGCGATTACGACAAGATTGACGACTCCGAAAAGTTTTGGGCGGGTGCTGCCAAAGCAAATCCCGCACTCGGTCACACGGTGCACATCGACAATTTGAGAGCTGTCATGAATGATCCGCCGGATGTAGTCCGAACCGAAGTTCTCTGTCGTTGGGTGCAGACAATCAGCTCGGCAATCCCCGCCGGCGAATGGGCAGAATGCGGAATGGACGGATTTGAGATTGATCGTGAATCGACCGTTTGGATGGGCTTGGATTGCTCGCCGGATCGTAGAGACGCAGCTTTGGTCATCGCCCAACGAATCAATGACGAAGAATTCTTTGTCAAGCTTTTGCGGACTTGGCACAATCCCATTTCCCTAGACGACAAAGCCATCGCAAATGACATCGCGGATCACTTTGCCGAATTCCCCGTGGAAACTTTGGCATATTCGCGCCGTACATCTTCGGCGATAGCGGCTAGACTTCAACCAGCCGGAATCCCAATCGCCGACATAGACGGGGCTCTTTACGGTCAATCTTGCGACGAACTTTTGGGAGCTATAACATCGAAACGACTTCGACATGGGAACCAGCCGGAATTGACGAAACAGATCCTTTCAGCTGCGCGACTTCCCTTTGGCGATGGCGGATGGACTATTGGGCGCAGAGCTTCTCAATCGACTGTGTGTGCCACCGTGGCATCTGCCCTAGTCACACACTTCGCGACACGCCCACAGTCGGATCTTGACATCATGATCGGATAGCTGTATCGGATCCGTAAAATTCGGGCATGGGTTTATTTGATCTATTTGTGACGGCTCCAAAGCCAATCGCCGAAACGACTGTCGATGCTTCATTGGCTCCGGTCAATTCCATCGATGCGCTAGGTGCTCCGTACTTTGCCTACGGTCAAAGCGCAACACGATCCGAAGCGATGGGCGTCCCCGTAATCGCTCGCGCTCGCGGAATTATTTGCTCGACCGTTGCAGCTTTGCCACTCGAAACAAAAGTCAAAGAAACAAATGAAACCGTTTATTCTCCAAGAATTATCAATCAACCGGATCCACGAATCACCGGCGCAGAATTTTGGGCTTGGATTGCTGAAGATTTGCTTTTCCGTCCGGCAGCGTACGCCCGCGTACTTTCACGCTATGCGGACACCGGAAGAATTCAAGCGATGGAAAGAATTGCTCCGGAGCGTGTAACCGTTGAAACAAATTCGATTGCAACTGAAATCGATGCGTATCGCGTCGATGGTTATTCCATTTCGCCGGAAGATCTTGTCGTCTTTGGAAATATGCAAGAAGGGCTTTTGAATCGTGCGGGTCGCACAGTCCGCGCAGCTCACGCACTTGAAAAAGCGGCTTACGATTTCGCTTTGAATCCAATTCCACAAATTGTCTTGTCATCCAATGGCGTACAGCTTCCAAAAGATCGCGTTGCGTCTCTTATTAACGCTTTCAAGAATAAAGCTTCAAAGGCTGTCACATTCTTAAACGCAGACATCAAGATGGACACAATTGGGTACGATCCAAAGAATCTTCAAATGAATGAGGCAAGAAATTATCTCGCTCTCGAGCTCTGCCGCGCTATCGGGCTTCCGGCATGGTTCGCATCAGCTGATCCATCATCGATGACATATTCAAACGCTGTCAATCAGCGTCGCGATCTTATTGACTTTTCAATTCGTCCAATCTTGACAATCATTGAGCAGCGTTTATCGCTAACGGATTTCACTCCGGCTTCTCAATATGTGCGTTATGACTTAGACGATTTCTTGCGTGGCAATCCTTACGAAAGAGCGCAAGTTTATGAAATTTTGAACCGCATCGGAGCGATGTCGGTCGAAGAAATCAGAGAAGAAGAGGACATCATCGGATGAAGCTCACCACACCCATGACAATCACGGCGGCAGATTCCGAGTCGCGCACAATTACCGGACGCATCGTGGCATTTGAAGAGCCGGCGAACGCATCAACCGGCAAAGTTGTTTTTGCAAAAGGATCCATTGAGCCAAAGAATGTCTTGCTCAATCTTGAGCATGATCGTACTCGCAGAATTGCAAAGCCACTTTCAATTGCTCTTTCCGATGATCAGATGAGCATCAACGCGACATTCAAGGTTGCAAATACAACAGCGGGCAACGATGCACTCATCGAAGCAAGTGAAGGATTGCGCGATGGTTTTTCAATTGAACTTGCTGTCGATGATTACATCAACGAAAAAGACGGCACAATGCGCGTCTTAGCAGGAGAGCTCACAGGCGTCGCTTTGGTTAGCGAACCAGCCGTCCGATCAGCTCGCGTCGCAGAAGTAGCAGCGACCGAAGGCGATGAAGATTCTGAAACCACAACGGATTCAGAAGAAACACCAACAACAGAAGGAGACGAAGTGGAAAACACCGTCACAAACGCGGACACCGTCGAGACGGTAGAAGCCGCACAGTCAGTAACAGCGTCAGCAAAATCCGTCGCTTACACATCACCACGCATCGAAATCACAGCTGCAAAGTATCTTGAAAACAAGATCATGGCAGCTCTTGGATCAGAAGATGCTCGTCAGTATGTTCTCGCAGCTGACAACACAACCGACAACGCGGGTCTTGTCCCAACTCGCCAACTCGCTGAAGTTATCAACGGACTTTCAACAACAGTTCGTCCGTCAATCGATGCAATCTCACGCGGCGCGCTTCCAGATGCGGGCATGACATTCGAGATTCCAAAGATCACCGTCGCTCCAGCTGTGGGAACAGTTGCCGAAGATGCAGCCTTTACAGAAACAGATCAGAATTCAGCATTTGTTTCAGTTGATGTCAAGAAATTCGCAGGGCAGCAAAAGTTTTCCGTTGAGTTGCTCCAGCGCACTTCGCCCGTCTTCTTTGACGAGCTTCTCAGAAATATGACCGCGGCAATGGCTAAGCAACAGGACACCTATGTGAACAGCATTTTGGTATCCGGTGCGACAGCGGATGCGACAACAGTTGCAACCTATCCAACAGCGGCAGAGCTTCTCGGCTTTGTAGCTCGCGGCGCAGCTTCCGTTTATGGAGCTACAGCCGGTCTTGCAAATCCATTCGCTCGCAACATTTTGATGAACACATCACAATGGAGCAACGCGATGTCACTTAACGACGCAGGTCGTCCAATTTACAACGCTTCACAGCCAAGCAATGCTGCCGGCGTTATCACTCCAACATCACTTCGCGGCAACATCGCCGGACTTGATCTCTATGTCACAGCAAACACAGCTGCGACAACCGACATCGATGATTCAATCATGGTCATCAATCCGGACGCATACACATGGTACGAATCCCCAAGCTATCAGCTACGCGCTGAATCAACAGCGGACGGATCCATCACCGTGGGCGTCTATTCATTCGGCGCATGTGCGACGAAGATTGCTGCCGGAGCATTCGGCATTAACAAGGCGTAATTCGCCACACTTAATCATGGACTGATTCGCTCCCGAGTCAGTCCAGCAGACGAAGGGAAGAGCTCATGTCACTAGTCACTCCGACGCAGCTACGGGATGTCTTGGGCGTGAGCTCTTCTCTTTATTCAGACGCTTATCTTCAAAAGGTGATTGACACCAGCGAGCTGACGATTCTTCCTCTTTTGGTATCACACTCATCATCCGTCACTTATGCGCGTTTGAATGCGAATGTGGCGAGCCTAATCACTAACACGCCGCACAATTACACAATCGGACAAACCGTTGTTGTTTCAACCGGCAACGCTACATTTGACGGAACAAAGACAGTCACAGCAATCAATTCAGAATTTGAATTTGCTTTTGCAAAGACAAACGCCGATGTGGATCAGATAGCGATTATCCCAAGCGGCACGACATATCTTTCCGGCTACGATGCAGCGACAATCTACGCTTCAAATCCCGCCGTGTACGAAGCCGTTATTGTGGTTTCAGTTGAGATTTTCCAATCGATTACAGCTGCCGGCGGACAAATTGAAGGCATTGATTTCCAGCCTACGCCGTACAGAATGGGTCGGTCACTCTTGAATAGAGTTATTGGGATACTTGGAAAATCTTTGGACACCGGAGCGATGCTCGCATGACACCGTCTTCGATTGCGGTCAATGTCCGCGGCACACTCAAGACAGCAATATCAAGCGTTGCTGCCAATGTTTATGACTATGTGCCCGAAGCTCCCAATGTGCCATTTGTGGCGGTAGTCCCAAACATTCCTTATCTCGAGCCAAATCTCATCGGATCATCGACGAAAGTCAAAATCAACTTTGTCTTGACATTAGGCGTTGCGCCATATTCGAACGCGGCTTCTCTCGACAATATCGAGAAACTAGCCATGAGCATTCTGTCGGTTATTCCGTCAGGTTACACGGTGGGATCCGTGTCAAATCCAATCCCGATGACGCTTGCAAGTGGCTCTCAAGTCATAAGTTGCGACATCGATCTTTCGACTCAATACACCCAAACAAACTAAGGAGCCAAAAGTGCCAACAACGATCATCACGGGTCGCGATCTCACTCTGACGATCGCAAGCACTAATTACGACGCACAAGCGACATCTGCAACACTCGCAAACTCACCAACCATCGAGACATATCAAACACTCGACGGCAAGGCTTACAAGCACATTGACGATCAATGGACATTCGATGTCTCAATGCTTTCAGATTGGGGCGCAAGCGGCTCACTCTGTGAAGCTCTTTGGACAGCTTGTGAAACATCACCAAACACGACTTTGGCTGTCTCTTTGACAGCTGTCTCGGGTGCTGTCTTTGCATTCAATGTCATGCCGGTCTTTCCGGCTGTCGGCGGTGCAGCACCGGACGCGCAGACTGTGGATCTATCATTCACAGTAGTGGGAACACCTACAGAGACATTCAGCTAAAAAACAGAATCGGGAGCAAAAATGAAACTACCAATCACAATTGAATACAACTCGGGCGAAACTGTCACTTATGTGGCAGGGACGCCGGAGTGGGTTAAATGGGAAAAGAGCACGGGCAACATCATCAGTCAGGCTCAAGAAAAGATTGGCTTGTCCGATCTCATCTTTTTGGCTTATCACGCTATGAAGCGCGAAGCTGCCGGAAAGCCTGTCAAGCCGATCGATGTTTGGACTGAAACGGTTTCAAATGTCGAAGTCGGTGATGTAAGCCCAAAAGCTATCCCGTCGGAAGCCTAAATCGCATTCTGTGGGAGCTCCGTATCGCGACGGGGCTCCCATCGAGTGAGTTTGAAACAGCCGAAGACATTTTGACAGCGATGGAGATCTTGGAGAAGAAAAATGGCAACTAAGGCAGGACGCGGCACATTCGCCATTACTGTCGAGCCAATCGAATTTAAAAACCTTTTGAGACTTCTCGGATCCTTAGACGCTGAAACACAAAACAAAGTCAGAGATCGAGCGTTGCCACTTTCGCAGCGTTTGGCGGGACAGCTCTTTCAGTTTTCGCAAGCGGCTCCATCGCCACAGACAAAGCTTGTTGCTCAAACCATTACGCCAAAGCGTGATCGATTGATTCGCGTTGATATTGGTGGACCAAAGAAAGTCGGTCGCAAATACGGCGGCGAGACATCGAAATCCGGAAAAGGTGCAAAGGTGCGACAGCAATCAGCTCCGGCGGGTGCTCTTCTTTGGGGAACTGAATACGGATCTCACATTGGCGTGGACTCAATGGGTCGCAAATACACCGACCGATTCAAAGCTCCGGCAAAGAAAAGCGGATATTGGATCAATCCGGCGGTTGATTATTATGTCCCGATTGTGGCGCGTGAATATGCTCAAATGGTTCAAGATGTAGTCAAAGAGATTGGACTCGACTAATGGCAGGAATTCCAAAGGTCAAGATTACCTTTGACGCGGACTTCGATCAGCTTCGCCAAGGCGTCAAAGGTGCGTCCAACGAAGTCGAATCGTTTGGATCTAAGGTCACAGACTTCGGCAAGAAGATGGGCGCAGCTTTTGCCGTTGCCGCCGCTGCCGCGGGCGCATACGCCATCAAAATCGGCGTTGAAGGCGTCAAAGCGGCGATTGCAGACGAGAAGGCACAGACACAGCTTGCCATCGCTCTTGAGAACGCTACAGGCGCGACAACGGCTCAAATCAAGGCAACCGAAGATTATATTCTCAAGACTTCATTGGCGACCGGCGTCACAGATGACGCGCTCCGTCCGGCTCTTGGACGATTGGTTCGCTCAACCGGAGATGTCACTCAAGCTCAAGATTTACTTGCTCAAGCTCTCGACATAGCAGCGGCAACCGGTAAGCCACTCGAAACCGTCTCAAATGCTCTTGGCAAGGCATACGACGGCAACACGGCATCTCTTGGCAAATTGGGCATTGGCTTATCCGCGGCAGAGCTCAAGACAATGTCATTCCAGCAAGTGCAGGGACGGCTCTCGGATCTCTTTGGTGGCGCAGCTGCCGCAAACGCGGACACCTACTCCGGACGAATTGCGAGAATGCAAATCGCTTTTGATGAAGCGAAAGAAACCATTGGTTTCGCTCTTTTGCCAATTCTTGAACGACTCATGAAATTCATCAATCAAATCGCTTTGCCGGCGATCAACGCGATGTCAAGTGGTTTTGGCTTGGACAAGGGCGGCATCGGCAGCGCAATCACGACTCTTGGAAACATTATTGTTAATACTTTTACACCGATTTGGAATGGACTTGTCAAAGCTTTTGATTCTGTCAAGTCTGCCATCGGAGACAATCTCGACGCATTCAAGGAATTCGGCGGATATATTGGAACCTATCTCGCGCCGGTCATTGGCACGGTCTTGGGTGGAG